TTTAAGTGCAGGACTACATAATAATCATCATGCATATCCTAATGCTTGGAATTTTAATGTTCGTAATAAGTGGTTTGAGTTTGATACCGAAGGAATATTAATCAAACATTTTTTTATAAAACATTAAAATAAAATTATTCAGCAATGCTTCTCATTTATTAAGAAATTTTTTCATAGCCCAATATTCCGAGCCCAGCGGAGTCCACCAATTGGTCCAACTAATTTTACTATCATATTTAAATTGATCATCATTTACTTTATTAAGGGGGTCTTCGAGAGAAATTAAGCTAGGGTGGCTAAACATTAAAAAATTAATATAATTTTTTCTCGTCAATGATAGTAATCCGATGCCGATGTGATGAACACATATGTCCCAAGCAGCACCCCCAATTAACCAATGTCCTGCAACAGATATGGAATCGAAATGTAATTCTAAATCCTCCCAACTTTTGCAGACTAGATGTGTGCCTGGCAATGTTTTTAAATTCTCTGCTAGATTTTCGGTAGATGACACAATATACTGATATTCTGTATTATTTAGAATAAATTGTTCTAATTGAGAATAAAACTGTAAATATTCCGGATGTTGATCTAACCATTGTTTGCCCCAACAATCTATTAAAATAATACCCACTGTTTGAAATTTTTTCATTGACTATAAATTATAAAAGTTATATAATAATATTTACCTGGCGTTAGTTCAATGGACAGAACAGTAGCCTTCTAAGCTATAAATACAGGTTCGATTCCTGTACGCTGGACCAGATTTTTAGGATACTAACAGCAACAACCTCTTGGTTAATTCGCTTCATGCGATATTTGGTTCAATTCCAAAAAAGATAGTATCCTGTTATTTTTGACCATTTAGGTTCTTTTCAGCAATTAAAATAATCTTTCTGAAAAAAAGAGGGGCTGGGTTCGAATCCCAGGCGTGAGTTGGTCTTCACGTTGGTGTAGTGGACAGCACGTAAAAGGAGAACCTGTTATTGTCCGGTTAGTTCAGAGGTATGAACGCTACCTTGACACGGTAGAGGTCACTGGTTCAATCCCAGTATCGGACACCAAAATAAAAATAAATTTTATTAAAGTATAAATACTTACATATATTCATCTGGAGATTATTATGATTTTTACTAAAAAATCGGCCGGTACAATGACAGAAGAAACACTTCAACAAATAGCGTCAAATGTAGGGTACACAACTGTTTTTGACAATTTTTTGAATCAATTGGTAAATCAAGGTAAAACTGACGGTGAAGTTCACGAATTTTTGATTGACGGGTTTGTGGTACGGGAACGCCATTTTACAGATCAATCTGCCGCAGACGAATATGTAACGTTCTGTAATGCCAAACAAATAGAGGCTGGGTATGATGTTTCTTTGGTTACAGGTGATATCTGATATAATAGATACACATTTTAATAGATTAATTTGTTGACTTTAATCTATCAATTCTATATAATAACAACATAATAAAATTTTAGGCTAGGTTCAGCAAGTAACCATTACATGGACAGGTGAACAGCGATAACTTCAAGTTTACCTAGAGGAGTTTCGATAAGTCTCCTCGATAAAAACAAAAAGTAGACAACTAGCCTGCTATTTTTTGGATGAGTTCAGCACTTTAAAATAAACTCTGACGTAATTACCATAGACAGCGGTAGCGGTACACAGTAGAAATACTGTTCTAGGAAACTAGACGCCTAAGGAATGGATGACAGCATGGAAAGACATACTATGTTTCTAGTAGCAGACACAATTACTAGATAGGCAACATGAATGTTGATAGGGTCTGAGTGCCGTAATTGGTCAGACCAGAAAATAAACAAATTGGCACGATCATCCAGTTATTGACTTAATTAATTTTTTCTAGTAAAATAAGTTTTTAGGATACTAACAGCAATTTTTATACATTTGACTTCTAATCAAAACCGTAAAAATGTATCCTGTTGCATAAAATCAAAGAAAGGAGAGTACTATGCAATTCGTTGAAGCAATCAAAAATCAAGAAGCCCGTACCGCAAATGGTATGAAGGCTCGCAAGTCCAGTGCTAACGCATGTGTTGACTTGTTTTACAATATCGGTGCAAGCCGAGGCAAGAACATTGTTCCTGCTTTTACAGCGGCTTATGTAGAAAATCCTGACTTGGCATTACGTATTACCCAATGGGCACGTGATGTACGCGGCGGATCTGGAGAACGTCAAGTTTTCCGTGATATCCTTGCATATCTGGAAAATACCAAACCTGAAGATGCTAGTCGTCTGCTGGCTAAGGTACCAGAGCTAGGTCGTTACGACGACTTGTTTGTGTTTAAGACTAAGCCTCTTAAAGCACAGGCATACACTTTGTTGGGCGATGCATTACGAGCACGTAATGGGTTGGCTGCAAAGTGGACACCTCGCAAAGGTGAAGTCGCACGTGAAATCCGTGAATTCTTTGGCATGAGTCCAAAGCAATATCGTAAGAGCCTTGTGACCCTTACCAATGTTGTTGAAACACAAATGTGTGCCAACAACTGGGACAACATCAACTATAGTCATGTTCCTTCAGTGGCACATGCACGTTACAAGAAAGCATTTGGCCGTCATGGCACAACTTATGCCGAATATGTAACCAAGTTGGTCAAGGGTGAAGCTGGTGTTAAAATTAACGCCAGTGCAGTGTTTCCATATGATGTGCTGAAAGGCCGTATCGGTCGTTACAACACAATGTCCAAGCAAGAATTGGATGTTGTGGAAGCACAATGGAATGCATTGCCTAACTATGTTGGCGCTGCTAATGTTCTGCCTATGGTAGACAGTAGTGGTTCGATGACTTGCCCTGCGGGTGGTCATACTTCTAAGTCAGGCTTGACCTGTTTGGAAGTTGCAATCTCCCTAGGCTTGTACTTCGCTGACAAGAACACTGGTAAGTTCAAGGATACATTCTTGACTTTCAGCCGTAGTCCTAAGTTGGTTAACCTTAAAGGTAACATCAACCAAAAGATTGACCAAATGAATACTGGAGAAGTTGCTAACACCAACCTTCACAAAGCATTTGAATTGATCCTGGATGTGGCAGTCAAGAACAATGTTCCACAAGCAGAAATGCCTGAAACATTGGTAATCTTTTCGGACATGCAATTCGATCAAGGCGTAGACCGTGACGAATCGGCAATCGAAATGATTGAACGCAAATACAAGGCAGCAGGTTACACTGTTCCTCAAGTTGTGTTCTGGAACTTGAACGCCGCTTACGGTAACACTCCTGTCAAATTTGACAAGCGTGGTACTGCTCTAGTGTCTGGGTTCAGCCCAGCAGTAGCAGGTGGTATCATGGGAGGTAACATGGATGACTTCACACCAGAAGCAATCATGTTAAAGACCGTAATGAAAGATCGTTACTCGATCTAACAAATTCGCTGACCCGCACAACTCGAAAGAGACGAAACTCAGCGTCCGCGGTACACGAAAAGCGGGATGGGCTGTGTATCCGGGGTGTGGTATCCCGACACAACAAACTACCAGTAGGGCCTTAGGGCCCTATTTTTTTGGTTGACAAAAATGAACTTTTCTGCTATACTGTAGTTACAGTAATTAGAAAGGAGTTCAAAATGGCAGAAGTCCGGCTCAATGGTCCTCTATTCAAAGTTACAATGACTGAATATGAGCGTGGGTGGGGTCAACGCCTTATGGGTGAAAAGTTCTTCGACAATGAAGAAGAAGCCCGTAAGTTCTGCGAAGAGTATTTCAGTGGTAGCCCCGACTGCTACTACAGAGCAGAATATAGAAAGGTAAATTAATATGCCATGGATTCAAAACGTTGCGTTGAGCGACATTAAAAAAGGATTTCATATTAACCCAGGCGACAATGCCATGCTGATTCAGATTGTAGATCCGCCTGGCGACTTTCCTACTCCAAAGTACTCTTTTAAAGAAGTGCATCAGTTTCAATTTTTGGACATTGAAGAAAAAGACTTTGCATTGGAAGAAAGTATGCGTTGCAGTCACGAGCAAGCGGCGGAGTTAGTTCGTTTGTTACAACATGCATTGGCTAATCGCATGAATGTAATTGTGCATTGTGTAGCAGGAGTGTGCCGTAGTGGTGCAGTCTGTGAAGTTGGTGTTATGCTAGGTTTTGATGACACCGAAGCATTTCGCAGTCCTAACTTGTTAGTCAAGCATCGTATGATGAAAGCACTGGGCTGGACCTACGATGAAAACGAGCCGCACACTATCAACGGTGTGCAATTTGAATATGATGAACTAGGCAACAAAAAGATTTGGGTGCCACTACAGAGAGAAGGGGATATTTGATGTATTTGCATCGAGATGATTTGAAAAAAATGTTGTCTATACTGGAAAAATTTCCAGAAGTTGAAACTGTTGAAGTTAAACAGGACAATAGTTCTGGTATTGGTTCACACACTACGATGATCTTTGACACTGTAATGAATGAAACATCGGGCAGTTTTGAAATTGTAATTTCTAGTGTGGAGAACTGGTGATGCCCAAATGTTATCAGCTAGTCGGTGTTCCGGCTTCGGGTAAAACAACATGGATTGATTCTCAAATTTGGTCTATACCATGTGCTAAAATTAGCACAGACAAATGGGTGGAAATTTATGCAAGGGAAGTGGGAAAAACTTACTCTGAAGTTTTTACTGATTTTATGCCTACTGCTGTGGATCTAATGGCCAAGGAAGTTATTATGGCTCAAGAAATAGGTCGTGATATTATTTGGGATCAAACATCGACTACAATAAAGAGTCGTGCTAAGAAGTTTACTATGTTACCCGACTATGAACATATTGCTGTGGTGTTCAAGACCCCTGAGCACAAAGAACTTATGCGTCGATTGATAAGTCGGCCTGGTAAAGAAATTCCCGAGCATGTTATTGCCAGCATGATTGCTAGTTGGGAAGAACCTACTAAAGAAGAAGGCTTTAAGGAAATTTGGTATGCCTAAAGAGACCCCAGAACATCGGGATCTATTAGGACGTTTGCTTAACATAGGAGATTGTGTTGCATATCCGTCTAGTAATGCTTTGATTATCGGTGTAGTCAAAAAGCTTAATCCAAAAATGATTGGTGTCGAAAGATTAGGAAAAAAAGGTTGGGGACCTAGTAATAAATACCCTAATGATTTAGTATTACTAGATGGCCCTGAAGTAACCATGTATCTTATCAAACATTCTGGTTGACTAGAATTTACCAAAATGTTATAATATCACTTTAAAGAAAGGAGTACGGTATGGCTTACAATAATGGAAACCCGTATGACCAAGAAGCAGAATATGCTAAGAAGTCTATGGCAGAATTGATTGCTATCCGTACTCAGTTTGAGCTGGCAGTAATCAATCACCCCAAAGGCCCTAAGATGTTTAACGAACATCTCGAATGGGTCAAGATGAAAATTGCAGAAAGAATTGGAAGGAAATAATATGCCAAGTGTATTTTTAGTCAGCGACACGCACTTTGGTCATACGGGTGTTTGCCGCTTCACACGTAACGATGGTGTTACAAAGTTGCGCCCATGGGATAGTCCTGAGGAGATGGACGAAGCTATGATCAAGGCTTGGAACGAGCGAGTCAAGCCCACGGACAAGGTCTACCACTTAGGTGACGTTGTCATTAATCGCAAGGCATTATCTACGTTAGCCCGGTTGAACGGTGACAAGGTATTGATCCGTGGTAATCACGACATTTTCCGTGATGACGAATATAGGCAGTACTTTAGAGAGTTGCGAGCATACCATGTTATGAACGGAATGATCTTAAGCCATATCCCGTTGCACAGTGACAGCATGGGTCGTTTTGGTGTTAACATTCACGGTCACACTCATGCTAACCGCGTGAAGAAGGCGCGAGGCGTTGATGCTAGGACTGGCGAAATCTTGTACAGTGATGTAAACGATGTCCGTTATCATTGTGTATGTGTAGAACAAACTCCCGACTTTGCTCCTATCTTATTTGAAGATGTGTTAAAACGCATTAAAGAAGAGGGCGGCGAAATTGGATTTAAAAACGGAAACGGACCTACAATGTAAAATAGACCCTTCGGGGTCTATTTTTTTGACTAAAATAACATAAAACTAAATACATTGCAACGCCGAAAATTTCGACGTCGGATCAAATTGACGCTTGAAGTAGTGACTTCTTTACTGACATAGCTATGCTCAGAACGCCAACCGTGTGTAGATATTAATTCTACTAGCAACTATAATCACTAACATAATCTAATTATGACTAAATTATTATTTTTAGGGACAAATTATAATTTATCTTTGTTCGCAGAAACGGCAGAAAACATGGGAATCACTGTCGCAGGTGTATTAGATGATAATTATTTTGGAAATACAGATTTTATGAGTGGTGTACCATTGGTCGGAAGTGAGGAAAATTTTAATTTTGAACTTGAACGAGACAATTACTTATTTTTTGTTAGTGCATCGGTGGTGCCTGTTAATCTTAAAGACAAAGTTAAAAGAAGAAAAATGATCAACTTGGTGGATAAATTTAACCTCAATTTAGCAACTCTAACTAATAAATTTTGTGAAATAAGTAAAGGTGCAATTCTTCATCCTGGATGTTATGTTGGATTTTGTGGCGGGGTTGGGTATCAAACGATATTAATGCCACATAGTCAAGTACACACATATTCTGCGTTAGCGCACGATTGTGTACTAGGGAAAAACAGTGTGGTTGAAAGACGTGCATTTGTTACCGGCTACATTAATGTAGGAGAAAATGTGCATATAGGGTTTGATTCTGTGGTGTCAAAAGCTAAAACTGTGGGAAACAATAGTGTTATTCATCCCCGAATAACTGTACTCAGAGATGTTGAAGAAAATGAAATAGTTAGTCTTGTTGGTAGTAATACTAGAAGAATTTACGGAGAAATAATCAGAGAATGAAATCTAAAATAAATTTATTGTTTACATTTCAAATAATCACGCATTTAAGTTTGATTCCGATGATTATTTACGGATCGTGGTATCACTGGCCGATCGCATTTTTTGTTTATTTTTTAACAGGCAGTATTGGTATGAGCGGAACTTACCATAGATTACTTAGCCACAAAAGTTATAAAGCGCCAAATTGGTGGATGTATTTAGGAACTACATTAGCTACCTTAGGTGGCACAGGTAGTTCCATTGCTTGGTGCTCAGTTCATCGGGAGCACCATCGGTTTACTGATACAGACAAAGATCCACATTGCCCTCATCATCTGGGGTTTTTTAAAGTTCAATTTTTAAGTATGTTTCACGACGTGAATCTTAAATATGTACCAGACTTATTACGCAGTAATTTTCATTTAGCCATGCACAAATATTATTGGTTAATACATGCTATCTATGCTGCAATACTATGGAACATAGATCCTTTTGCACTGGTGTATGCATGGCTAGTGCCAGCCGTCATATTATGGCATGCCGGTAGTAGTATCAACACTTTTAGTCATTCGGTGGGATGGCAGGATCATCAGACAAAAGACACCAGTACTAATCATTGGTTTAACGGTATAATCATGTGGGGAGAAGGATGGCATAATAATCATCATGCATTTCCAGCAGATTATCGATTTGGTAAGAAGTGGTATGAAATTGACATCACAGCATATATCATTGAACGGATTAAAAAATGAAAACAAGAAAAGATTTACCCAGTTTTGGATACCTTCGAGACATTAAAGTAGATATAAATGCACTACTTAATCATTGTATTCAGCAAGAACTATTAGACCCCGACAAGTATAACTCCATTCAAGTAAAAAATAAAACAGGTTACGAAGATTTTATAAAAATGAATCATCATCACTGTCATGATTACATTATGTCTGCTGATGAAGATTGTGAGAACATGGAAAGTTATAAACAATTGGCACTAACAGACTTTGATGAAAGTAAACGCACAGGTAATGTTTTCGAATCTACTCCCACAACAGTACTTCATCGTAGTAAAAGAATTGATCCATCAAGAGCCAGTTATGTGCCGGAAGCAGATGAACATAATTATGGTGTTCGAAATTCGTTGGTAACTGGGGAAATTGAAAAACTCTTAGACATGTTTACCAGTTCAGTAAAACGAGTAAGATTCGCATACATGAAAGAACATCACAAATTCGGTCCTCATAGAGACTACGATCCTAGTTACATTACTCGGTATCATATTCCGTTAATAACAAATCCTGGGGTAATTTTCTTTGCCAAAGATAATCACGGAATAGAGCGTGGACTTCATTTGCCTGCGGATGGCAGAATTTATTTTTTAAACGCAGGACATATTCATTGGGTACATAATAACAGTGATCAAGGAAGAGTGCATCTGATAATTGATGTTCACGGACAGAAAGAGTTAGAAAATTTAGAAGAGCTAAATTTTTAATGTAAATATTTGTATATAGGTTCTATAATCATGAGCATCAAACAAGAAATTTTAAGATACAGTCGACAAGAAACAATGTCGCCGCTGAGTAGTTGGTTCGACTTTAAACTACAAGAACTAATCGACAGTGATGTGTATATAGATGTTAACACACTAGAAGTAACTGGAAAAAAATTAGTCAGCGGATTAATATCATACGCTAAAAAATATAATATACATTCAGTTGCATTGGGCATGAGTGGCGGAGTTGATAGTGCGTTAACAGCCGCTCTGTTTAAAACTGCGGGTTGGCGTGTTGTGGGGCTAACTATGCCTATACACCAAAAAAGCGAAGAAACAGAAAGAGGCATCGAAGCCTGTAAAGTATTGGGTATTGCACATAAACATATAGATTTAACTAAAAACTATGATGATTTATTAAAAAGTGTAAAAGTACATGATCCAGAAATAATGGCATCAGATCAAATCCTTCGACGAGGAAATCTTCGAGTTCGTCTGCGAATGATGACAGTATATAACGAAGCAAGTGCTATCAAAGGTTTAGTAGGCAGTACTGACAATTTCAGTGAACTAGCTGCGGGGTTTTGGACTTTACATGGGGATGTAGGCGACTTAGCTCCAATTCAAAGTTTGAATAAAAGCTGGGAGGTTCCCAAATTGGCTGAACTATATGGGGTACCTGAATCTACGGTTTTCGCTACACCCACTGATGGTCTTGGTATTAGCAGCGGAGATGAAGATCAATTTGGTTTTAGTTATTTAGAATTTGATATAGTGTTAATGTTATTGTGTAATTCCGGTACTATACTGGATAATAGAAATTCTATAATTCAATATCTTGATGTTCCCCCCGCTGACTTAGAAAAAGTAAATCGTATATTGGATAGAATTAAAGGCAGTGCATTTAAAAGGCAGAATCCTTATAACTTAGATCACCCGCATCAAAATTTCAGATACAGTGGATTAAAATCAATTGACAGTTCTTTGTGGAACGTTTAAAATAATAAGGCTATTTTATACTACTATTATAAATATGGTTATAACTGGCCTTCAAAATGATTTACACCATAAAAGATTTATCTGATCCTCTAGCGTCTTATCTTAAAGACGACCCTGTCAGACCACATATACCACATGAGCAGCGATTCGGCGCAAACCGTCAAGTATTGGCATTGACTGAAGACAACACAGTTCATGCAGTTGTTTGTGCCAGACTGTGCAGTATAATTCCCAAAGATGAACAAGAGTTATTAGCTGATAATTCTGACATGCCAGATACCGCAGTATTTTATACAATATGGAGTTATCATCCAGGTGCAGGGCAAAAATTAATAAGGGAAGGTCTTAAAGAATTACAAAAGACCATGCCCAATGTTAAAAGATTTGTAACACTAAGTCCCACCACAGACATGGCCCGAAAGTTTCATTTGAAAAATGGCGCCAACGTATTCAGAGTTAACCATGAAAGTGTTAACTACGAATATATACAACTATAAACTTTAATTTCAATCAATGACAAATGTAAAAAACTATGTGGTGTGTGCTCACCGCAAAATCAAAAGTACTAAGTGGGTTTGGAAAGATACCAAAGACGAAGGCGATATTTATGAAACTTACAAACAGATGTGTTTGCATAGCTTGAGCAGTGCCCGACATTTTTTAGAAGGCGAATGGGAATACATTTTATTCGACGAAGAAATTGAAAGCATCAATGATGCTATGCCTTTAAACAACGACAGAGTATATGACTTATGGCATCGAGAGCCCTGTAATATTCTTTGGGTGGGACCTGATGTACAATTTGTGAAACCCACTAAATTGTTTGGTGAATTCAATGAATTTAGATTATTTAATTGGACTGATCCAAAGAGTTGGAACGAGCCTAATCAATATAATCAAAGCTTTGATAATTTGTTTAACAATGATTTGCAGTATTATCCGCACACAATGGATAAAGCTCTATGGACAGTGGAACGTGAAATGCGATCTGCATGGGATAACAGCGATGGCATGAGTAGCTATAATAATCAACAAATTATTCATAATACTATGTTCTGGAGCCAATCATTACCATGGGAACAAGCACATAGACCTGACTTATTTTATCAAGCACAATGGTTACCATGGCAACCCATCGAAGTGCAAGACGAATGGAATCGCTGTAAATATGTAGATGCACATGTCATACACTGGCATAGTAGTCGACACAGTCCTACTAAACTAGAATGTATGCGACAAGTAAATGAAGCTTTGAATGTTCCTTTGTTAACAGAATTTAAATGAAAATAGCTGTTCTAGGTGCAAAAGGCTACCTTGGTAGTTATTTGCACAAATATTTTTCGCACGAGCATTCAGTGATCCCAATCACAAGGGAAACTTTAAATTTAAGCAACTATGCTGAAGTGGATCAATGGTTGACTCAGGTTAAACCTGATATAATAATCAATGCAATTACCAGTGGCGGCGGCACAAAGATAAACGACATTAATTACACTGATGTACAAACCGACTTAGGCATCTTTTTCAATTTTTATAATAATTTGAAATGTCCTAGATATATTAACATCGGTAGTGGTGCCGAATTTGATAGAAGAAAAGTTATACACAATGTCAAAGAAGAAAACATTTTAAATAACACTCCACTGGAAAGTTATGGATTTGCTAAAAATATTATATCACGTGCAGTGCTTAATAGAGAAAATTTTTATACACTGAGACTGTTTGGATGCTTTGATAGCAGCGAGCCCGACATTAGACTGTTTAAAAGATTTTTAGCAGGAAAAATTAGTAGCATTGAAAATAAATTCTTCGACTACATTAGTCTCAGTGACTTTGCAAAAATTGTACAGTATTATTGCGAAGAAGAAACTCTTGTGCATCAAGATATTAATTGTGTTTATTTAGAAAAACATTTACTCAGCAATCATTTAACAATGTTGTCACAATATCATAATACAAATATTTCATATAACATTGCTGATAAAACTTGGG